TGTGTAGGTGGGTCTTGGGTGGCTGTGCTACTCAGGGCTGCCTCCGTGGGCCTCCCCTTTGGATCCTCCTCGGTTGGTTCCACGGGCGGTGGGTCGTCTGTGCGGTGTGGGCCTCCGGGCCACGGAGTAACCACTAACGATATAATTAAACCAGAGTGTCCTGTTGACCTTGTATTCACTCTTATAGCTCTTCTGCTCCGGGAACTGTGTCACAGCGTATTTTAAGTAGTTATGACAACTGGAATGAAACTCCCTTTTGAAGTGCTAATCAGGGTTGCATCCTACCTACCCAGAGAAGATAGAGTCTCATTCGGTTTAACTTGCAGTGTCCTATATAGTGCAGTATCGTGCGGAGCGTGTCTCCTCCTGGGTTGCCCGTGTAACTCTACTGCTGAATGCTCATGGAACGAGGAGAGACGAGAGCTTCAGGCGCAGGCGGACTTTTATGGTGAGAGAGATGTGTCACCTGACTCTCGTGTCTCTTTCATGTCCAGAGTTGACATCATCCCCGGTGGTAGACCGTCGTCTGTGGCGGGTTCTGACACAGACCGGGATGCAGTTCTCTCGTATCTTGACCCAGAAAGTGGTACCGACAGCCAGCTCTTGCACCTAGAGCTAACTCTAACTCTCCGCGAGTCGCTCCAGGCTCACGAATGATCTGGCCAATACCAGATGTGCTATCAATCGCCTAATTATTTGAGGTCATCAACATATACACTGACGTGCGTACCGGTAGCAAGTGCCAGTGTATTTTACAAAAACGCCTGGTAACGTGTGGTGTTAGCAGGGCGCTCTTGCCTAGTGTGGGCGGGAAGGTGAACAGTCGTCAGGTACTGGGGCGATTGCTGACTGTTGTGGGGAAGAGGGTAACTTGGAGATTCACTCAAGGGTCTCTGGCCCGCAACGTGATGCGCGCACAGAGTGTTGTAGCAGCGTCCACCTTGTGGTTTTGTTTAATCCCCTTTTGTTGTTGTTGGTAGGGCGTGAAAACTGTGTAGTTGGATCAATAAAGTGTCAGGGTTTCACTGGTGCTTCAGTGAGGACACCTTGTGAGTCTACTTATTAGACGGGAAATAATTGAGATGGTACGTTGAGATATCTCAATTGTTATAGACGTTCCCGGTATAACGAATGTGGATAGTGTTAAGAGGTGTAGGCAAGTTGTAATCCTCACGGCGTTGGATAGAGACAGGAGCCAGTCGGCCAACACAACATTGAGCATCTTGGTCCACTCGGTGTATGAATATTGGTGAGTTAGGGTGTCCATACCTGTCCGAACTGCGTGGAACATCTCTCCTTCTGCCTCCTGCAACCGCTGTGACGTCAACTCTTGATACCCGTGGTAAGCCCTCATGGTGAGGTAGTCTTGACTGGGTAGGTGTGTGTAAGAGGGGCCAGTAGAGCAGTTGTGGGAGCAGCACCTGGTTAGGTCCGATGGGTTATATGTGAACGCAAAGAGCGCCCTGGCGGGTGTTGACATTCCTTTGATTGCCACTAGTGCCTCGAGTGTGTCTATCCCCTCGCCTACCACAGAGATGGATATTGTTGCCCCTGTTGTTCCACACGTATATCCAAACCATAGAATGTCACGAGGGGGGGCCACAAGTCTGACGAGAGCCTGGTTATAGGATTTCCCGGTCAACAGGTTCTCAGCAAGTGTGAGTAACGATGAGAGGGTTCTCCTGGGTATGTCGATAACAACCAGGGATCCAGGACCGATTAGCTTACGGATGGTATCGGTTGTCAGGGGATCATCCACGCTCCAGTCCCCCCCAGACTCAGGAGATATACGGCTAAATGCACTGTCAACCCCTATCATCCTCAGCAAGTAAGGAGGAGCTTCATCACGCAGTGACTCCTCTATTCTAATGTCTGACAACAAGTCGAGGCCATATATCCATGCGGCACCGCATGCCAGGGCCGTGGCTGCGGCTGCCCCATGTCCCATACCGACCACCACTACCTCCCTGCCTACCCAGCTGTCAGGGGGGATATGGCACCATGTGTACAGTCCGCTCGCCTCTCCACCAACAGGTCGTCCTAGCAACCGCATGAATCTCTCTCTAGTTAGGTCCATGTCTGTTAGAAGAATAGGCTCGTGTATGTCAGGTGGGTTGAGATTTGAATTACAAGCAAGGTGGGGGCTCAAGGTTCTCCAACAGTGTACCTCCTTGTGGTGACAAAGGATAGGAGAGGGGGCTACATCCCGCCTTCGGGTGTGGCTGTCCTCTATGACGGACTCCCGTGCCCATCGGGTAGTTGCAGATACGGGGAGATTGAAGAGTGAGAGACGGTCACCCCTAACAATCGCTTGGAAATCAGTGCTCAATCCAACCAGACCGTGTTGACCGGCCCATTGCACTATACATAGGAACTCTCTATACATTGCTGCCATGCGCTCAAGCCCTGTATGCTTCCCCCTCACAGTCCCTAGCAGATTGGTCCTGACAATAGGAAGGAGCAGCCTAGCTGGTAGTTCGTGTGACAACACAGAGCGGTATAGTGCCACCATGGCACACTCCATGATTATCTCTGACGATTCAAGGTCATGATCGTCTCTGAACACCACCACTTTATGAGTGTATAGTGAGCTAGCTGGATTGTATAAGAGCCTCAGGGTTTGCTGAACCAGGGTAGCAGCAATCCTTTCAGATCTCATGTTATCAGAGTCATATCTGAGGGGAGATATTTGGAAGTTCCGTTCAGAGTATAGGAGTTGGGCGATTAAGGGGTGTCTTATATATGTCAACAGACCTCGTGCTACTCCCCCACATAACGCGTGGATTCCTGCTATGAGGGCTGTACGTACCCTTCGCCCTGGACTACTAAGAAATCTCCGGATGGCTGTAGTTGCTATCTGGCGAGCAGCAAACAAGATCACCTTCTCAATTCCAAACCCTCTGAGTTCTAAGACATCAAGATGTAGTCCTATCACCCCGAGGTGCTTGTCTAGAACTGATGCCGTAGACTGTGCCCTAGCTATCTGACGCCTTATCGTCCCTTGCAGCGCTGGCTCAAGGCTTAGCCGTCTCATTTGTGGCTCAGTCATTGTTCCACACATATACGACACAGACGGCCCAACAACACGCACCAGGTCAATAGTTCTGGCGTACGCCAAACTATTCCAGGGTAGGGTCAGAGTTGATATGGGATCCCCTCCGTATACCAGGGTCTCGTCGGGCAGGGGAGTGAGCGGGTATTCACCTAGTGCCAGCCTCACAAATACAACCCCTCCATCTTTCCCAAGGTGAAGAATTAGGTTTAGGACCCCGATAATATAGCACATCTGCTCTTGAAATGAGACAGGGTAATCGTCAGTTGATGCGCTTATGTCATTGCAATAGTCGGTCACAATAGAGATTAGGGAGGCTATGGCTGTCCCAACCATCGTGTACGAATTCCTTATCGCTAGCCGTGCGGAGTACCGGTGTCCTATGTCCCCTCCCTCCACGTCCGATAAGAAGGGCAATATGGCACTGAAGTCCACCGGAGATCTCGTTAGCGCCACAAGGGACAACAGGTGCCTGAACTCCTTGCTCAGGCCTGACTGGGAGGCTATGACGTGGAGTCTGTCTATTGCTGTTGCTGCACTGGAGTCGCGGATTATCCTGTATCCGTGTTCAGATCTATGTTCCTTTGTAGGGATGCCAAGGTACGGGCTGAATGGACCTCGTTGGTGTCGCAGCGAAATTCCTCCTCCCTTCGTAAGAGCCAGGGCTCTTATTCCTGGTCCACGTTGGGGGGATAGAGACACGTGGATTGAGAAATCCATGGGTGAGTAGGCTGTTACCCCGACAGGGCATTTTCCTAGGACGTAGACCCACTTTCTACGGAGAAACTCACAAAACTCATAAGGGGTGTTTATTTGGGGTCTGTCGTCTTTCCACTTTAGCATCCTCTCTAGGGTATCCTTTGTGTACCGTGCAGAGGCCTCTATAGCCTGGCTAGGGATGTCCTCCCCTTCTGAGCGAGCACTAAAGTCCTGGACCGTTCTGGTTGCCACAAACATCTTGGAGATGGTCTTAATAACCCCAGATACTGACGAGGACAGAATGTCAGCCAACAGGATTGGATTGAATGGAGTAACTGTTAATAGGGCCGATATTAGGTCCTTAGAGAAGCGGTTGGCTTCAGTCGATAGGAGCTCTCTGATCTCGAGGTTAGAGGTGACTTTCAAAAGCTGATCCTGGGTTAAGGCATCAACAGAGGCTACACTGCTAGTCGGTCTGTTCAGGGGAATCGAGAAGGGGTCCTGTAAGATAGCTTCTGGGCGTGGGTGAGGCTCCCACCAGCAGGTGTGCTCGAAGAAGGCTCTCAGACGCCTTGCGTTACTGTTGTGCCTGGATAGCAAGAAGACTCCTCCCACACTTTTTGCCAGGGGATCCCCCCCTCCTTTGTAGAGGTAGTGGAGCGGTGTCGATATCGGAAACCCTCCCAGTTCGGCGGGTGTCACTAGTATCTTTGCTATGAGTTTCTGGTCACAAAGTATTCGGAGCCCCTTCCTGGAGATTCCTAACGTGGCGGGGGTATCCCTGTGACGTAACATTCGAAGATAGTACGTAGTGTAATAAGTTGCAAACCAGTACGCTTGGAAGGGGACCTTGGACGACTCGGCTGCAGCGATGCAGGCGGAATGTATAGAAGCGACGATGCTCCCGACATCTGGGAAGGATACAGCTGCTCGGTTGAAGATGCGGCTGAAGGCCTTTATTGTAGTATAGAATTCCACCCCACCCTCCCCAGGGTTAGTTATAATGTGGACATTCTTGGAATATGTTATGACCCTCGTTGATTTCACCGACTCCTCAGTCTTGACGTGCTGACCGGCAGCCTCACACGATCTATCTATCGACGCGGTGATTTGATTTGCCTTGTCCCGAATGTATCTTCCCTTGTCTGTTACGTGTGCTGTGTTCAGGAGAACAACCACTATTTGATTGTCAGCCTGGCCCACAAGCGTGTATGGACAGTCATGCTCCGCCATTCCTAAGTCTAGCATCGAGAGCGTAGGGGCAGTCCATTCCTTTTGGACCTGTCCCTCGAGGCCCCCGGCATGCCCTGTCCATGCTAGGTCGCTCTCAGGAGGGGTATCAAGCTCTATACCTGTGGGACGCTCGTCAGGTACCCGCACTACTATTAGACTCTCCTCAAAAAAATCGTGGACAGATGCATATATCCGTTTCATGCCGAATAAGTCGTCAAAGTCAGACCCTACCATCCTAACGGGGAGGTCCCTCCAGTAGTGGTTCCAGCTCTGAAGATCAACTTCTATAAACAGCCTTGCTGTGTCAGGATCTGATACTGGGGCTGTTAGAGAGTGAAACAGAAGTTGTATCTGATCACGCCTCATTGTCATGGTCTGTTGCCGGAGATAAGGGAATACTCCCTCAGCTAGATTATGTTCCATACACGCATGAAGTGCTCGACGCTCAAACACCAGCATAGCAAACATCCTTGCTGCCAACTTGAACTCTCGCTCTTTCGGGAACAAACTGATTACTTTCCACCACAGTGGTTCCCATCCAGAATCGACTAGGTCAACTATATCTTTGATCGAAACTTCGGGTCGGGTTAACATTTCCAGAAGTAGCCTCCTCTGCGATCGAGGTGCCTTTCCTTTGTCCCAAGTCAGGTTAACTTCGTCCCTGTATAGGGATATAGACTTGTCGTCCATGAGGTCGAGGAAGTTAGGGAAGTAGTTGAAGTCCAATATGTGAGTGAAACGAACATGCTCCCAGTCCTCAAGTGGTGTACTTCTTCTGTGAAAGGAAGTATCCTGTAGAGAATAGAGCTCGTAAAGCCTAGTACGGCGCCCAGATGCCGAAAACCTCATGCGTGGCCACTTCTTCTTCTGTGAGATATATCCCTCTACAATCATGCGGCGGAGGTTCCATCTTAATTTGCATGCCGCAGCGAATGTTGTCTTTGTCGGGGACCTTGCGGCTGTAGCTGCCGTCACACCTCCCCTATATGGGTCAATTAGAGGGTGACCCGCGAGCTTCTGTAGTCCAAACATTTCACATGCCTCAATCAGATTGATGGGTTCTTTCATGAGGTGGTGGAGAGCCATTGACATGCTGTGGACTCCCGGCCATGGCACAGGGTGAAGCCATCCGTCTCTAATGAGCTTCTGCTCCTTCTGTGCAGCCAGAGCAATCAGGTGCTGGTATGATCCTTTCCCTGTGAACACTGGGTCCACCATGTCGGTAAGGTTAGCCCGTGCCACACTTTCCACCTCTTTGGCCAGACTGAAACCTTCATTCCCGAACAATGATAGCACTGTGTCCATCCAGTGGTAAACACTAGATAACAGAGACTGGGTTGCACTGTCTGGATAGACAACAGATGATACTAGGTATGTATTTGCCCTTGCAAGGAGCCTGTCTTTAATCATTAAGAGCTGGTTAAAGCTCAGGAGGATTATTCTTCCCGTTATAGACACTTGGTGAGGGCACTTGATTGCTCTGCTATTTGGAGGAGAATCACATTGGTGCATCATCCAGCATGTTGTGCAATGTGTGAGGTCCAGCGCCCCACGGGGTGGGGACACAAGTACAATTGAGTCATTGAGGGCCCAGGTCCACCCCTGGAGAGATGTGACCAGCGCCCCTCTCGCTGTACGTGCCTTGACAACCGCCAAGCTGTCAACCAAATGCTGCAGATATTCCCCTCGCCCCTTCAGGGTCCTGTACACAGACGTATCTGATGTGTGGCTCAGAACTGTTTTTGGTGTTATTGGGCATCCTAGTGTGGACTCCATTCCTGCTTCTGCATGAGCCATTAGAGCATTGGCTGATGACATAGCTTCAGCATGCAGGGTGTCGGCGATATCCCATTTGGGGAGGCTGTCTGAGAACTGCTGGTAGTGGCATACCTGGAGGGGTAGTGCTTTCCATGAACTGGGGAGTTCTTTAAACCTCACGATAGAGTTAATCAGCGAGAGGTCCGATAGCTGAATGGAAGCATTGTTAGTTTCGTCGTGAGGGTGGTTTATCCAATGGCAAACACTGTCTCGCCTCCCAATGATGACGGGGGAGCTTAAGAAGGTGTCAATGAAGTAGCGCCTCTGAAAGGTTAACTGTTCCATAGCTTCTTTTGATGGTTGTGGTTTTATTAAATGAAAGAGATTCTGCTACATTGTCTGTAGTGTAGGGTTAAGGCCCACGGGGTGTTAGGCGTTAGCGATACCGAACTAGGGCTCGCCTACCGTTCTTAAGCCTCAAAGTTATGGGATGGGGGGTATTTTTGCCAGAGGAGAACCTGGACCCTGTTGGTTTGGGTGGGTGAGAAGTGTGTGGATGCGGTCCACTGCTGCTCCGGTGTGTCCCGGTGTGCGCACCTTGGGTCTGGGTCCTGGCTCTATCGGCTGGGGGCTCCCCGTGTGGCACACCGATAGCAGGTTGGGAGCCCGGTTCCGTGTGGCCCTTCTCGTGTGCAGGTGGATCCAAAACGGAGGGTGTCTGTTCCTCTTCTCCGGTATCTCGTGGGGGGGTCCCAGGTGCAGTGCGTGGTGCAGGCCCTGTGTCGTCCTTTACCTGTGTCTCTGATCCGGGGGGAGGGGGTGGAAGTTCTGGGGCTTGGATGGTCCGGACCACTTTGGGGGCTGGGAGAGGGAGGGGTCCAAGTGTCACAAGGGGAACAGTCGAAGGAAGTGTCTTGACAGAGTGGTCGCGTTGGCCGAACGTGTCCGCTTCATCCACAAATTGGGCGATGGTGTTGGTTGCACTTTGCACAGTGATTTGGGAGTCAAGCAACTCAGCCATCAGACTGATAATCAATTGGCGAGAGTCTGAGATTGCCTTCCTAGAGTATTCATATGCAAGGTCGGTTCCACCTGCTGACTTCACGTCGACGTCAGGTGGTGCAATAGGGGTGACGTAAGCCCTACCTGATGAAGCTGATAAGGCCTGAGCAATGGTTGTCCTCATAACGTATGCCATTTGGGTTAAGTTCGCAATGCGAACACCACGAGCAACACTCTCGTCTCTATGGAGCACACTTTCCTCGAGAAGACGGCGTAGGTTCTCCATGTCTGGTTTGTCTGATCTGTTCCTAGTGCTCCCGGTATGTTTCCTGTTGAGGTTAGTTTTTTTCTTAAATAGATGGTACTGCAACCAAGCAAGAGGGCCAACCTGAGTTAGAACGAGTGTGTTATATATCACGGTTGCACTATGGTGATGTGTTGAATAAGTCCTCTACGTGGGAGAGATACGCAGAGGGGACATGTCTTGCTCTCACGAGCTGTAGGGAGCTGTCTGAAGGAGCTTTTCCCTTCTGAGTGGTTTCCGGATCTGTGGCGGTGGTCATGGGTTCTTCCGAGGCGTTACTCGGGGTGGAAGGTCTAGATGGGTGCTGGCGTGGTGGCGGCAGGTCCCTAGTCGCCACCGCAGAGGTTGGGTCGTGTTGGTAGTTTCTCATGGCAGAAACCAGCTCCATACCCTCTTGTATAAGCTTCTCAACAGAGTGCTCAGCATCTGCGTCGGTGCCTCCTTCCTCGTCACGGGATAGATCTGGGCACCCGGTATCGTATAGAGGTCTCTCCTCCTTAGTGGCGTCTGTCTCGAGAGAGTCTACAGCCAGGGCTAGCTCCTCGAGGGCTGCGGCATCCCCTATCAGTCGTACGAATGCCGCGTGGGCAAGCTTCAGTCTAGCAGATGACAAGGTTGTCAATATAGACCCGTCTTCACTTCCCGGTGATATGCGCAATTGTGGGGGGATTGTGATAGACTCACCACAGATATTATCGTATCCCAACAACACTATTAGGAGGCTATGGGTATCTGTCTCGATCTTCTTGATCATTCTGCCTCTATTCTCGGCAACTTGCTTCCACTCGTCACGGGACGTGCACACAGCCCTGTAATGGCTTGTGAGTTTGTCGAGCTGCTGTTTATAATAGGTCGAAGTTGGCATTGTGTGGATGTGTTCAAGTTTTAGGTTGGGTTTTGTTTAATGAAGTAGTGGGTGTGTAGTGGGCAAGACAAAGTCATAGAGAGATGACGAGGGGCCGTACTAAGTGAGTGGACAGTGGTCTGAAACAAAGGAATCAGTGTTTGGAGAGACAGTGCTGATTAAGAGATGTGCTGGGTGGGGGCTACGTGTGGGGGTGCATTTTCTAAGAAAGCTACTGCGGCTCTCCTTCCTCCTCCTCCTCTTGCCACTCGTCCTCGGGTGCTTCACTGGGCCCTGCAGGAGTCCCCCTCTGGTACACGTCAGGTGGAGCCCTCCCCATCTGTCGGGCAATTTGTGTTGTCCTGACTAGTGCTCTGGCTGCCCGTTCGTTCATGAAGGCTTCAGTGGCAGCCCCAAAGGCGTCAGACCTGTAGAAATTGCTCAGCGTTGAGTGTATCTCTTGCTCGGCAAGGACCGCACAGGCGACAAGTGGTTCCATGTCTTTTCGCGGAAAGAGCGGGGTCTTGTCTCCTTCCATAGCCTTGATGAAAGGTTGCTCGGCCACAGGGATGCTGGCTGCTCCCCTGATCGAGTCTCTGAGCACAGTTACAGCAGAACCTAAGGCCGGGAGTGAGGATGCCCATGGGTAGGTCCGGAGGAATTTGTATGCTATCTGTGCATGTTGCATTCCGCCAAATCTCATCAGGTGGACTACTGTGTACATTGTATCTTGTCCCAGGTCAGTGTCCGATGTGGCGTAGTACGCAAACTCACGGAACATCTCTTTGCGGAGAATTGTTAGCTGGACCCACGCTGAGTTGATACCGTCGTGGCCTCTCCTGCTCATCTTGATACTGCCGTCCAAAAGTTCTACAGTGTCGCCAAGGGCGAACTTCTCCCTGAGCGACCTTGGGCGGTTCACCTCCAGGGACGCGGGGTTGGCGGGGTCAACCCGTTTGGTGACAAGGAAGGTCATTAGACCGAGGTACGAGTATGCCACTCTCATGTTTTCCTCGAGTGTAACGTTTGCCCATGGCATTGCTGCGTTAGGGACAGGCAGTCCGGGAAGAAAGGGGCGACCTTGGAATGGGGCGTTGGCAGCAAGGAGTGCGTCGTCTGTCACATCTTGGGGGAGACCTTCCAGGTTGTCCCACATTGCCGTCAGTGAGTCGATCTGGGGCTGTGAAATCCTAACAATGATGTACCCCTTCTGGGGAGGGAGTTTAGCTGTGAATCCATCAAATAAGAGGAGCACCATTGTCCCAATGAAGCTTCGCCATTCTCCTACGGACTCACTCTCGGATGTACCACTGATTGCTATCAACAGGGTAACCCTCAGGTGTGTTCTGGCTGAGGTGCCACGGGGGAGTGCATAGCACGTAATCTTCTCTTGAAGAGAGGAAGGAATGAGAGATCTACCAGGAGGCAACCTGGGTGCCTGCGGGGTGAATAGTGTTGTCTGGTTTGGGTCCATTGTGTTCGGTGATGGTATCAATCTCTTGGTAGTGGTTGCTTGTCAGTTGATCAGTTTAGAGGTTACAGTTTTTTAAAGTTATTGCAGTTACACACTGTGAGTTGGTTATCCTAGGACACTTCCTGCTGCAGCCCATTCCCCGTCGTTGACCGAGTTACAGAGGGATGAGACCACAAAGATGGGAACATCCTGGGATAAGGATGGGAGCACGGGTCTAGAACACTTTCTTGGACCTCTTCCCGACCGGGCGGCCTGCTGTCCCCCCACCCATAGGAGCGTGGATAGTGACCTTCTTCCCTTCAGGGTCTCCGGAAGATATTTCAGTTGCTCCACCGCCCAGAGATTCAGCTGCAGGTGGTTGAAGTATCTGTGGAGTGACCCCAGGAGTTTCAGGATTCTTGGGAGTTCCCTTTTCCATGATCGAAACACGACTGTCAATCCTCCCTACGAGGGTTGCAAGGGCAGTATGAGAGTACTCGAGTGCGTTGAGTCGAGTCTCGAGTGATTCAATGCTAGATTGAATTTTCCCTAGTATGATGTTGGAGGCCTCCACGTGAGCTTGTACCGAGCTCAGCTGTGAGTCGGACACAGTGTCGTGGGGGGGAGGGGGGATGTTGGCTGGCAAGGCTCGAACCGTGTCTTGGAGGTGAGCTTCGACCTCGGAGGACTTTTTGGACTTGCGCTCGGTGGTCTTTCCCTTTGACGGGATGGAGCTGTGCCCTGTCTCGTGGTGGGCATCTTCAAATGCCTGCACCTTGTCTGCCCATGACTCCTTGGGAACCGAGGCCTTTCCGCGGCGCTTGGCCTGCGCAGATGACGGCGATATGGGAGATTGGGTCTCGGCTCCGAGCACAGCCCCAATGGACTCAGCCATTTCGGAGATGTCAACAAGTCCTCCCTTGTTGGCTAGCTGATCAAGTTCCTCTTCAACAGAGGGGGGAGGAACAGGAAGATCTTTCTTTGTTGGTCGCGATTGAGACATTGTGTTGTGGTGAGTAATAATCGTGTTTATGGTTGCCCGCTTCCACGGCGCCCCCTAGACCACCATACA